GCTTCAGTTCCTTATAGTTTGCTGTCGCTTCGCTGGCTGCGCCTGCCGCGTTGCTCGTCAGGCCGCCAACATTGCCGAGGTTCGAAACCGCCCGCTGATAGGTTCGCGATCCCGTCAACGCTGCCATGAACGCGCCAATTGCGTTAATGGCAGCCGTCAGCATGTTGATCAGATAGGTAAGCGCCGGGGCCACTGCCGAGTAGATAGGCGCGAAGGCCGTCGCCAGGCTGCCCTTCAACGCTGCCAGCGCACTTTTCATAGCGTTCAGCTGCGCGTTGACCACCGGATTGCGCTTGGCGATCTCTCCCAAACCCTCACTGATGGCCGTGCGCACCTTCCGAAACAAAAAGTACAGCGAACGAATGCCAAGGCCGTATTTCAGGATGGCCCACAGGCCCCTCTTGAATCCGTTCGTGGCCTCTCCGGCACTGTGGTTTAGCCCCAACAGCCATTTTCCAGCGGAGCGCACGCCCTTCCCCAGCGAAGAAACACCCTTTCCCAATAAAGAGACGCCCTTCCCCAGGGTTTTGAATCCCCCGGCAATGGCCCTGCCAGACAGCTTTGCCAGTTGAATTGCAGCATTGCGCGCCCCTTCCGCCAGTTTACGGAGGAAATTTAACGCCGCGCCACCGGCGATCTTGGCAATCGAAGCGCCCGCCCGGAGTGCCGCGCTGCTGAACGTAATGAAAGCGTTCGCCGCCTGGCTGGCAACCTGTGCGGCGACCCGCCCGAACTTCAGCCATCCGTTTGCTGCGCTCGTAGCGTTCTCCGCTGCCGCCAGAGCCTGTTCGCCTGCACCGCCACCTGCGCTTTCGCTCTGCATCTGCGCCAATTGTGCCTGGAGCGCCGACAGTTTTTCCCGTGCGGCCTCAATTTCGACGTTGGTGTTGCGGAATGCCGGAGTGTCCTCGAACTCGCCAAAGCTGTCGCTGACCTCCCGGATTTTCTGATTCAATGCCTCTGCCATCTGCTCAGCGGCCTGCATCTCATTTTCCCAGGGCATGAGTTCGGACCCGGCATTGGATTCCGTGAAATCCGCCGCGGCCTTCTCTTCGGCAGCGTCCCGCGCGGCCTCGAACTTGCGCCGCGCCAGCTCCTGCCGTTCCTCCAGGCGCTTCAAGGCAGCCTCGGTCTTTGCGATCTCCCTGGCAAGCGCCGCCTGGTCGGTGACCGCGCCCCTGGCCGCCGCACGCCCACGGTTCATGGCCTGAATATAGCCGTTGGCTCCGTTCGCCATTTCCCGTCCGGCCTGGTTGACAGCGCTTCTCAGCCCGTCCACCTGGTGCCTAAACTCAGCCGCCCCGCGTATTGAGTCGCTGTTATTGATCCGCGTATTAACGATCAGAGCGCCGTCAACCACTCCACCCGGCATATCATCACCCGCCTATAATCGCTTTGAGCCTCGCCTGCTCGGCAAGTTCTTCCTCGGTGTATCTCGTTTTCAGCTCGCACAGCTCCCGGTTGTGCTGCCAGAATTCCCGTTCGTCCTTTTCCAGCTTCTTCCCCCTGGCCTTCTTCCCGCGAAGGCCCAGGATCGTCGCGTAGGTGGTGTCCCGGATCTCCATGAAGTAGCCCATGAAGGTCCACCAATGCATGTACTCCACCCCGCGCACCTCAAAGCCGGCTACCCGGTTCACCGCCGGGAAGATCAGCGGCGCGTCCTGGGTCCAGTCCATCGCCCGTGGACTTGGGCTGTTACCCTTCTCGCTGCCGTGGTCGATGAACGCCACCGCCGCGTCGAAGGCCGCCTGCAGGTCCGCCTTCGGGATCTTCTCAAGGTCCGGATAGGTGTTGTGCAGGCAGATGAGCGCCTTTTCCCCGTCGCTCACGTCCGGGTCCTCGAATGCCGTCAGCGTCCGCAGCACATCCCGGTAATCGCTGTTGATGGCCCAGGATTTGCCCCCGAATTCCAGCGAAGTCGGAAGATCAAAGATCATACATCCACCCGCCATTCCTGTTCCCTGTTCCCGGTTCCCTGTTCCCTGTTCCCTGTTCCCTGTTCCCTTATTTCAAATACTTCTTCGCCTTCTTCGACATCGCCCTGGTCTCGGTGTCGAACTGCGCGCCGATGAACGCGCCCACCTTCTCAAGCACCTGCGTGGCGTAAAACTCGCCGTTCACGGGGCTGAAGGGGTGCATCTTCCCGAAGAATGCCTCCGCCGCGCCGTCGCTGGCGAACAGCCGGTTCACGGCGTCGTACAGTCGCCCCTGGGCCTCACCCAGCGCGTTCACCAGCTTCGGGTCGGTCAATGCCATCTCCCCGTCCTCGGGCACATCCAGCCCGTCCAGGGGCTCGGTGATGGCGTCGAACTGCTCCGCCATGCGGTTGTAGCGCTCGATGATGCCGATGTCCGTGGGGTGGAACCGGAACGCGCCGATCTCCTCCCCGTCCATATTCAAAATCGGGACGCGGCGCGAGCCGTCGTCCACGGTGATTGCGAAATTCATGTTTTTCATATCCGCCATGATCATACCCTCCGTTTTATAAGGTAATGTCGGGGCCGCCCTGCGTCAGGGCAGCCCCGGTGTCGATCAGGTGTCCGCCACGAAGGTGCCGCCGCCCTGGCCGTCGGGGGTGAATTTGCCCTTCACCTTCTCGCCAACATAGTTGACCGTGAAGGGGATCTGATAGCCGCTGGTGTCGCCGCCGTAGGACGTGGGCACCAGATAGCAGGGCTGCTGATAGGCCACATAGGTGCCGCTGGTGGACCCCTCGTCCCACAGGTGCACCTCGACGATGGTGGTGGCGCAGCCTTCGTACTGCGCGCCGGTGTCGATGATGTTCTGCAGCGCCTCAAACAGCGCGTCGCCCTCGCGGGCGTAGAACGGCTCGGCGCTGGCGCTGATCTCATAGCCGTTGTGGGTGAACGTGGTCTCGCCCAGGATGTTCTTGCCGGTCTCGGTGTCGGGGTTCATCTCGATGTTGAACTCCTCCAGGTCCTTGCCGAGCCGGTAATAACTGGCGGTCGTGCCGTTCATGCTGGTGTCGACGAAGTTCTGGAAGAACTTCCGCTGCATCTTCTGGACTTCAGGCATTATGATTCAACTCCTTTTAATTCCCGGCCACCCGGTAGGTGACCTTGATCTGTATCTGGTAGCGCGCAAAGGCGCTGCCCATGGCAATGGGGTAGGCGTTCAGCGTCGGCACGATGGCCGTCACCTCGCCGCCCTCCCATTCGGGAAAGTCGCGGGCGTTGTTGCGGTCGATGATCCACGCGCTGACCGCCTGGAAGAACGCGAGGTTGTCAAGGTTCTGCTGGAATTGGTCGCCGTACAGCTCCCGGGAGGCAAAGACAAAATTCTGCTCCTGCGTCTCCCTCAGCGTGTAGTCGCCCAGTATGTTCTCCACGTACTTCAGGGCCGTGGGAACCGCGTCCAGCGAATAGCTCTCCTTCTCGCCCAGGTAGTCCGCGCCGAAGGCCCGCGCGCGCTCGATGGCAGGGCAGCGCCGCAGCCACGCCCGCACCGCTCCCGCGTTGTTGATGGTATCCATGCTGCATCACTCTCCCTGCATGACGGCGTTGGCCGCCGCGTCCAGTATGTCCCCGAGCCGATCCGCCTTCATGCGCTCGAACCAGTAGGGCCCGGCCATCGGGTTCTGGCTCGTATTATAGGTCAGATTGCGGTCCGTGGGATGCTTCGGGCGTCCGGGAGGGCTGAACCAGCCCATGAGGACGCCGGTCTCCGGGTCGATGATCGGTATGTTCGGCCCGTATACGATGCCGGCATACTGGTAATGGGCGTAGGGCGTATTCCAGATCACCATGCCGCTGCCGATGTCGGTGCTCACCTGGGCGGAAAACTCCAGCGTTCGGTCAGGGCTGGCCGGGACATAGGGCTGACAGTAGTCGATGACCGACTGGTCAATGGTCTGCTGCACCCGTCCATGGTCGTCCAGCCCGAGCAACGCCAGGATGTCGTCCGGAAACAGGTCCGCATCCAAACTCGCAGATATGCTGAACATATCACACCGCCTCCGTCACGTGGCCGTGACGCGCCAGTGCGCCGCGTGCGGTGCCCTCCGGTTGTCGGTTACCGCCAGCACGGTCACGCATTCCGCATAGGCCGCCTTCAACCGCGCCGGGGTCCAGTCGCCACCGGTCACCTCGCCCTTCACTACGATGTCGCCGCCCTTCAGCGTCCACAACCCGGACACATCCTCGGCGCTCGCGTAGCTTACGGGGTCGGCGTAGACCTTCCCGCCGGTGTCGGCCTCCACGGGAATCCGTATGGTCGCCTTGTTCGCCGCCACCAGCCCGCCCTTGGAGGCGTCCACGGTGGCCGCGTCGGTCAGATACCAGCCCGCGCCGGCGATGACCGTCGGGATCCACACGTTGCCGCCCACGTCAGGGTCCACCCGCGCGTTGAACACGGTGACGGTGTCGTTGCACAGCTTCACGCTTCACGCCTCCCCTGTAGCGTCGAATATCAGTCGCCATGTAGCGGCGGCTATCAGTCGCCCGCTCATTCTCCTAAAACAGCTTCTTCACGGTATCCACCTCCCGATCCACGTCGCGCCGACGGTCGGCACCCCCGCATAAAGCAAGGGCGTCCCCTCGTCGTCGGTCATGCCGTCCAGCAGGGTCTCGATGCTCCCGGTCAGCTGCTTCTCGATCGCCGCCGTCCGGCTCTCGGCGCTGCCGTAGCTCTCCGAATAGCCGTCCGTGGTGAAGGAGGCGGCGACAGGCGCAGACGCCTGCGCGCTGGCGCTGAAGGTGCCGTCCACGGTGATGATCTCCATCATGGCCGCCTGCACCTGCTCCGGCACTTCCCGCATATAGGCCACCCGCCTCTGCGTCATGGCGTCGATGCGCGCCCGCGCCCTGATCTCAGCCAGGTTGAAGGCCGCCACATCCAGCGTCCCGCCCCAGGCCTGATACTGCTCATAGGTCAAATACTGCGCCACGTCGCACACCTCCAAATCCTTACGACTTCACCACCAGCGTGGTGTTGCCACCCGCCACGACCTTGCCGGTGGTCTCCTCCACCAGCGCCACGGTGATGTACTTGCCCGCCGTCTGGCTGCCGAGGGTCGCCGGATTGCCGGGTAGCTTCGCCCAGGTCGCGCCCGCGGGCAGGCCCGCGCCATAGGTCAGGCTCACCGCCGCGCTCTGGCCGCTGGTGTAGTACAGCGCATAGCCCCTCGGGACCCTGCCGCTGTCATAGACCAGCGCGCCGGTCACGGTGATCAGGCTGTCGCCGGAGGCCACAGTGCCCGCAGCGCTGGCTACGGTCAGGGCGCCCAGGGTCGCCGCGCTCGCCAGGTTTGCGAAGAAGCCCGCACCGCGCTGCATCAGGCTGAACGCGCCGTAGTAGTACCTCTCGTAATAGAGATACTTGCCCTTGCTCTGGGCGGTCGGGGCGCTCATCATGCTGGTCTCGTACTTGATGGGCGCGGCCACGGCCAACGGGTCCACCAGAATCATGTTGATCTGCTGCGCACCGGCGGCCACGGCCCAGCCCACGGTGAAGTCGTAGGCGGTCTTCATCATGTCGGCGGGGACCTCCACGATGCCCACGCCGTCCAGGCGCGCCACGTTGCGGTCCATGCCCCGAATGCCCTCGTCGGTGCTGACGAAGCGGGTCACGCCCGCGGCTTCCTTCAGCAGCTTGTAGGTGTCCGGCGTCATGTACGCCACCAGCCGGTCGCGGTTCACGCGCCGGTTCGCCATCTCGGCCAGGTAGGCGTCCCACTGGGTCAGGATGTTCGACGTGGACAGCTGGGTGGCATCGGTGCCGCCGTACATGGAGGCGAACGCCGCCAGCTTCATCGCCAGGTAGGCGTCCATCTCGGGCACCTTCTGAAACTCATTGAACATCCGGGTGATGTTGGCGATCGTGGCGATGTCGCCGGTCTCCAGGATGTCCATGGGGTCCACCAGGGTGTCCCACTCGCGATCCATGTCCAGCGTCACGGCCTGCAGGTCGTTGTTCCACCCACGGGTGAACACGCCGTCGATGCGGTCGCGGTCCACCGCCTTCGCGCCGCTGGTGCTCAGCGTCGGAATGTACATGGTCTTGCCCATGCCGGGGCGGTACAGCGCCGAATTGGGCGAGGCCCAAACCGCGCCGAAGTAGCTCAGATACGAATACGCCTCCGCCAGCGCCCGGCTGTACTCGGCGGCGTAGTTGACGTCAGTCTGTACAAACGCCATTGTCTCTCATCTCCTCATTCTCTTTTCTTCGGGCCAAATCCCCACGCCTGCGAAAACGCGGAGACCGCCCCCTGGTCCCCCTTCGGCATACTGCCCTCCACGGGCGCGCCGAAGGTCGGCTTCTGCTGGCTCTTCTCCGGCTCGAAGTATTCCTCATACCCCTTGCGGATGTCCGCCAGCTGCTCCGCGACGGGTTTCGCCCCGTCCTTGCGATCCACCATGCCGTAGACCGTCTCGAAGAACTTACCCTTGACGCCCTTGTAGTCCTCGGACGTCCGCGCCTGCTGCATCTGCTTATAGCTGTCAAACTCCCCCTGCAGCTGCTTGTAGGCGTCGCTCTCCTTGGGATCCGGGACCTTGACGCCCTTCTCCCACTCGGCCTTGGCGTTGTCCAGCGCCGTCTGCTGGGCCTGGGCCGCCGCGCCCTTGGCGATGTACCCGTCGTCCAGCGCCCTGCCGTACAGGCTGAAAACCTGCTCGGTCCGCTGCTCCGGCGTCAGTCCCTCGTTGCCCATGATGTCGTTCAGCGCTTTCCTGGTGAAAATGTTGCTCATACGTCCTCCTTTAACGCCCGCACAGAACGATGGGGCGGCGCGTGTTTATCGTCCCGCCGGACGTGGTTATCTGAAAGATGCTATGCGGTTGCGAGGTTCCCGGCGGTAGTGGCCGCAGATCGGCGGCGTGGCCCGTAGGCTGTCCTTGCTGCCGGTATGGAGATCCAGCATAGACTGGCAGACACACTGCCATGATCAGTCAACTCCAAATGGTATGAAAAAAGCAACTATTTCCGCTTTGGAAACGGTTGCCTTAATCAGCGTTTCTAACTTGCTTGTAACTTGCTGAAACTGAGGCGAGCATGAAGAAAAGCCCATGAAACCGGGCTTTTTCAATTTGCCCGCCATTTGCCAGCGTTCAAAACTGAAACTTGTTGAAACTAAGTCTCGGCCTTTTTCTTTGCCGTCCGCTTAACCGGCTTCTTCTCCTGCTCCGGGGCCTTGTCCAGCTTCGCCCCGCAATCCATGCAGAAGATCACGCAATTCACGGATTTCACCCGCTTGTGCTCACATCCCATTTACGCCCCTCCGTTTCCGAAATAATCCCGCAGCGCGTCCAGCACCGCCGTGGCCCCCTCGCCCGTGGGCTTCGGCCAGGTGGCGTCCACCGGCGCGTACTCCCGCTCCCGCCGCCGCTTCCTGCCGGTCTCTTTAACAAACCGGTCCAGCTTCGCGTCGGCGTCCTTCAGCTTCTCCCGCGCCTTCGCCAATTCCTCCGCGTCGCCCTGGGCCCGGGCAACCTCCATGTCCAGCCGGACCTTGCGGAACTTCCGTTCCAGTCCTCGCTGCTTCTGGCTCTGCGCGTACTGCCGGGCGTTCTCCTCCTCGCCCTGCCGCACCTCCGGCACCTTCGTCGCCCCCGGCACGAACAATTCCGGGTGGTGCCCGCAGTTGATGCCGAACAGCCCCGCCGGCTCGCCATAGGTGGTCTCGCTCTGGGCGTACACGTGCACCGCATTCCCGGCCCCGTCCGTCACGTCCCGCGCCTCGTCCGTCCGGCTGATCACGTGGCACTGCCAGGGGTAGCACAGCGGCCGCGCGCCGGGATGCTGGCTAACCAGGTACAGGTCGTTTCCGTATTCCTCGTTCCGGTCCCAGAACGCCTGCCGGCTCACGTTGTGGAATGTCGTCCGCATGTCCATGGCGACGTAGGTTTCGGGCCGCCAGCGCCGCCCGCTGTGGTCGATGAAGCCCGTTATCCCCGTCGCCACCAGCTTCCGCACTGCGCCCTTCAATGCCTGATTGAAGGATTCCACCCCGCTGACCACCTCGCCGGTGGCCGCGTCGATAATGGTCTGCGCCCGCTGCATACGGTTCACGATGTCCGCCACTGCCTCCCGGTAGGCGTCCTGCGTCGATTCCAGCATCACCGTGTTGACCAGGTTTAATTTGTCGGCGCTCTGCTCGTAGTACCGTTCAAACGCCGCCGTCGCCCTCGGACTGATCTCCGGCGGCGCTTCCGTCCCCAGCAGCCCCGCCTCGGCGGCCTTCCTCAACTCCGGCTCCACGTCCTCCAGCGCCTCCACAATCGCCGCCTCCAGGCAGTCTGCCAGCGCCGGGTCCGCGCCCTCCAGCATTCCCCGGATGATCTCCACGCTCTCCCGCGTCAGCTGCCCCATCTCCAGCAGCTTCCTGGCCTGGTACTCAAACGCCCCGCCGGGCTGCTCCCCCGGCTTTAGAAACATGAAATGCCGCGCCAGGTTGATCAGCAGCCGGTCGTGGCAGGCTTCATAGACCCGCCCCATCTCGTCCCCGAGAACGTCCAGGAAGTCAGGGTTGCTCATAACGTCCTCACCCACCGAAGTTTCATCTCATGAGGAAAGTCCTGACCCTTGTCACGAGGGCCTGTCCACTTCACGCCACCGGCGACGCCCTCACACTTGAAGTTGCTCGCCTTCAGGCTTGCGCCGTTTTCGTGCTCAAGGATATATGTCACTATTCGCTTGTAGCCCATGGCACGGCCAACACGGCAAGCAGCTCCGTAAAGCATCGAGCATGCGTTACGAGTCCCATCCGTGCATACACGGTTGATTTCCAGCGTCAGGCCGTCATCTAAATGACGCGCCACAGGCCTCCCACATACCGCGACGCCAACCAATTTGCCATCGCAATAGCAGCCAATGGAGAACTTGCAGCCCACCGTTGCGCGGTGATGGCGGTGATGGCGGTGATACTGATTTACAAACGTGCTTGCCTCTCTCAGCGTAATAGGCCTAATCTCCAAGCTTCATCACGCCCCGCCCCCATACAACCGCACCTGCTCCTCGCTCACCGTCTCCTGCTTCTCGTCCCGGATCCGCTGCAGCTCCTCGGCGGCCTCCTTGTCGGTCAACCCCTGCCCGAATTTCTTGTCGGTCAGGAACTTGTACTTGCTCAGCAGCCCCGCGCCCACCAGCATCACGCCTTCATTCAAGTTCGTCTGCCGGTCCTGCGTCACGCCGTCGTCGAACGTGACTTTGACCTCCCAGCCCCCGGCAGCCAGGCTTTCCACGCTCTGCCCTTCCCACTCCATGCCGTACAGTATCGCCACGTCGATGATGTTTTGCACCATGTGCTCCAGCATCGGCCTAAGCTGGTTCTGCACCGTCCGCACGGTCTTGAAGGTCTTGGAATTCTCGCTGACCACCTCAGTGGCGGTCTTAATCCCGCCCTGGTGCTCGTCGAAACTGAACGTGTTCGCCGAGAACCCGATCTGCAGGCACAGTATCGACAACAGCGCATTCAGCGCCGCCACGTGCTCCTCGACCCGCAGCTCCACGGAGATGTCATGCACCCCCGCGGTCCCGTC